GTTGGCTCTTGCGCTACTCAAGCCCTGGATTAATCCGTTGGGCGGCGTCACGTTCTTGAAGAGGGTGTGATGCGCGACGAACTCACCGCCGAACTTGCAGCGGCCTTCGACACTGATCTGGCTGATGCCGTTTCCAGCTTTACGGGCAGCCGCGTCATCGGGCATGGTCCATACGACCCGGTCACCGAGACTCGGCCCACGATCACTGAGAACTACAGCGGCAGGGGGGTGTTCGGCAGCTTTGAAATCGGCATCATTGACGGCGTGCAGATTCTGCGCACTGACGTGAAGCTCACCGCACTGCAAGCTGAGGTAACGAAGACGCCGAAGGTAGACGACACGATCGAGCAAGGCGGCACCAGCTACAAGGTGATCCATGTGGGCAAAGACGCGGTAGACGCGACCTGGGTTGTTCAACTGAGGGCTACGTAATGGCTGGATGGAGCAAAGGGCCTACAGCGTTTATCAAGGTTGTCGAGGATGATTTGATCGATAAGCGCAAGGAGATCACCGCGACGGCCTTGCAGGCTGTTATCTCCGGCTCCCCGGTTGACGAAGGGGCTTACAAGGGCAATCACCGGGTCACGCTTGATGGCGTCGATCTGGGTTATGACCTTGAGAAAACCGATAAAGTGGGGAGCGAAACTGAGCGGGAGGGGATGGCTGTAATAGGTCAGATTGACACCCCTTATGGAGAGTCGGTTGTGCAGAACAACATCCCCTATGGCGAGGTGCTTGAGAATGGGCACTCAATGAACGCGCCGCAGGGAATATACGGACCGGCGTTTGAAGCCGTGAGATCAAAGTACGCAAAATGACCTACGAAGAGATCCGACAGGCGATTGTCACGCGCATGGGAAGCTTCACCGGCATTACTCAAGATCGAATTGAGTACCCAAATCAGCCAGATCGCTTCAAAACGCCGAACTCGGGGCAATGGTGTCGGTTAAGCATCCAGCACGCCCCGGCACACATGGCCGGCATGGCTGACAGGCCTTACACACGAAAGCCAGGCCTGATCGTGGTGCAGTGCTTCGCGCGCGAGCAGACCGGCATGATGGCGCTGACTAAATTGGCCGACGACCTCGAAGCGCACTTCGCCTACTGGCGAACGGGTGACCTTGAGTGCCTGGAAGCCAGTCTGATTCCAGCGGGTCGCCATGACGGCTGGGAGCAGGTCAACGTAAGAATCCCCTTCCGGGCTGGGTAGCCCACCGAACAAATCACATAGCCGCCTACGGGCGGCTTTCTGTTTCTTGGCAGCCTTAAATCGGTAGGTTCCGAGCCCGCGAGGGTGGATGAGCTTTGAAAAGTCCCGGGCCGTTCCTTTTATGGAGCGGCCTTTTTCTTTTCGGAGATTGAAACGATGAAAGAACTCATGTTCCAAAACCAGACCATTCGCCTAATTGAAAAGGACGGCAAGCGATGGGCAAGTGCTGCAGATATTGCTCGAGCGTTAGGTTACAGCCGCGCAGACAAGGTGACGCGGATCTATGACCGTCACAAGGTCGAGTTCTCGGCGTCAATGACCCAGATTGTCGAGACCCCCACTTTGGGGGCCTCGGGGAATCTCGTGACTCATACCCGGGTATTTAGTCTGCGGGGCGCGCATCTCATCGCCATGTTTGCCCGCACCGCGAAGGCGCAGGAGTTTCGCCGGTGGGTGTTGGACATCATCGATCAGCATCAAACCGCGCCTTCTCTTGTTCAAGAGTGGTACGAGGCGAAGGCGGCGCTTGATGCGCAGGACCGATTCGCCAGCCTGTGCGGACGTGGGTTAAGCGAGCACAGGCGGCGAAAACCTCCTCTTATGCAAAGGTTGGAAAAAATCGCCGAGCGATTGCAGCCATCCCTCCAATTCCACTGACCACGGGCCACGCGCCCGTTTTTTTAATTCCACGACATTCGTTTAGCCATCGACCCGGCCCCAGCGCCGGGTTTTTTCATTTCTGCAACGGCTCGCTTCGCGGGCCTTTTTTCGTTTGGAGGCCACCGTGAGTTCAGGAGCCAAAGTTGTTTCGCACTACATTAAAGAAGTAACGCCGGGTGTGACGCCGTCAGCGCCCACCGCAGGCGACTGGAAGACCATGCGCCTGACGGGCAATACCCTTTCCCCAACGCCCAGCACTCAGGTTTCGGACGAAATCACCGATAGCCGCCTGTCTCAAGGTTCTGTGGTGACCGGACTCACCATTGGGGGTGACCTCACCGGTGAAATGTCGTTTGGCACGTTCGATGACTGGTTGGAAGCCGCCTTCTACGGCAACTGGGTAGGCGATGTGCTGTCTGTTGGTGCCGCTCGCCATACGTTCAGCGTGCAGAAGGGCTACACCGATGTAAACACGTATCACTTGTTCAAGGGCGTTCACGCAGCCACAGCGGCGATTGATATCCCGGAAGAGGGCAAGATCACGCTGACCATTGGCGCCCAGGCCCTGGACTACGAGGACGATACCAGCTCGTTTGTCACCAGTCCGGCCCCCGCCTCGAGCACCCCCTTCATGTCCTCGCTTGCCGTGGGCGACATCGAGGTAGACGGCGTGTCGCTGGCTGGCTCTGCGTGCGTGTCGGCGATGACGATCAATATCGACAATACCGTCATCTTGCAGCGCTGCCTGGGCTCCGGAAAGCTCGGCCCCGGCGCCATCATCGAAACCGAAGCGGCGATCACCGGCACCATCACCTTGGCGTGGTCCCAGGCGGCCTATAACATCTGGAAGGAGCAAATTAACCGCACCACCTTCAAGGTCGAGTTCCCCGTCGAAGATAGCGCTGGTAACTCGTACATCTTCAGCCTGCCCGCTGTTGAGGTTGACGGCGAGCTGCCTGCGGGAGGCAAGCGCGACATCATTCAGGTCACGCTTAACTGGACCGTTGCCAAGCAATCCCCGACGATCACCCGGGTATCAGCAACAGCGGTTGCGAGCGTAGCTGTCACGCCTTCCGCGCCTACCGTAGCGATTGGGGCCACTGAACAAATGGCGGCAGCCATCACACCGTCCGGCGCAAGCCAGGCCGTCACGTGGCATTCGAGTGATCTGGGCGTGGCCACGGTCAACAGCAAGGGGCTTGTCACCGGTGTTGGTGCAGGCAGCGCAACCATTACTGCGTACAGCGTGGCAGATCCCACCAAGTCGGATTCGCAGACCGTCACCGTTTCCTAACCACCGCACAAGCGGTTTTCAAGCGCCCCGAGTCTAACGCCACTCGGGGCGCTTTCTTTTTGGCGTGGCGTAATTTGGAGATTCCAACATGGCATTTGTCGTCAAATCCAGCACCTTGAACCGCCCGAAGATCGGCGCAGAAGAAGAACTACTCGAATACCAGCCCGGTGTGAAGTTCCTCGTGCGCGGCATGGGGCACCGTTTCGTGCAGGTAGGCATCCAGGCGAACCGCGAGAACCAACAGCAGGTATATAGCCGCTACCTTGCCGGCGATATCTCCGCCTTGGCCAAGGGCCAGACGGATATGGAGATCAATTCGGGCGTGCTCGGCGCGCTTGTGCTGGGTGGATGGGAAGGCGTCACCACGGAAGATGGCGAGGAACTGGAATACACGCCAGAAGTGGCCAAGGCCGTCGTGACCGACCCGGACAACCTTGCGCTTGTCGAATGGCTGATCGCCGAAGCAACGCGCATTACCCGTGAGGCCCATGAGCGCCTGGAGCAGCGGGTGGGAAAGTCGTCGAGTGCTTCCGCTGGCAAAAAGAGTGGGGCGACCAAACCCAGAAGCAACGCAAAATCGCCGAGCGACTCGGAGTAACGATCCCGGAACGGCCGGACGCCGACCCTATCACTATCCACCTGATTAACACGTACCAGATGGCCGCACGCGCAAGGCGCTATGCATCAGTGGGCGGCCTGCAGGGAATGCGACTGGTTCCTCTGCCACTCACGGTGAAGGACATCACCGACACCGTGGAGGCCCATCCCTCCCCGCTTGATCGAGATGAGCTGGATCCGTGTCTGTTTGCGCTGGATGGGGTGGATCGGGAGGATTGAGCGCGCTGGAGCAACTGGACAACGCGTGGCTGGAGAGCTTGGCGGAGGAGAGGTCGGGGAACGGTGGTTGATTCCACCCTAGTCTCGTTAGATGGGGGTGAAGACACTTCCAGTGTTCGGGCAGCGGTAAGTGCCATCTTCTTTGGAATAGTTGACCCACCGGCCATCAAGCTTGAAACGCCGCAGACCTTTGATCCAGTGATCGGGGCCATCTAGGCTGGGAGAGCGCATGAAGTCCGTTTCTTCAATTATGGTGTATCGCTTTCCTTGTTCGTCAACGACCGGGATGCGAGCCGTGGGGAGTGTTTTTTTCATGGTATTTCCTTATTCGTGATATGGCATAGCCCCCTAATGTTAGCGGCGAATCCGCAGAGGGGGCGCCTCTAGGAGATGGAACGCGTCGCCCTGGCGACGATGGCGAAGCATCGGGATAGGTAGCCCCCTCGGGGGGGGCGTCTGCGGGCGTTGGAACTATTGGATAACGCTTGGCTGGAAACCCTCGCCGAGGAACGGGCCAAGCAAAAGTAAGGAGCAGGAAAATGAACGAGCAACTCGAAAAGGAAACCTCTGCAAAGTCAGCCGAAATGACTGACAGCAGCTACATGAAGCGCAAGATGTTGGATGATCTGGCCGCCCAGCGTGCCGCTATCACGCAAAAGATCAAGGAACTAGAAGCCGAGATTGCTTGTCAGTAGAGACTGGTTTTTAATTCCAGAGGTGCTTTTTTCGCGATTCCCAACATCTATCACTACCAGTTTGTCTTTTGAATTCAGGACGCTTGAAAGACTGACGTCAATCGAAATCGCAGAGCTGCGGCTTTGTATGACGCACGATGAGGTTGTTTCTTTCCAAACCACCCCAACCGCATTCGCATTGATCTTCTCATGAAGCGCGTCGTACCTGTCGCTGTAGGTGTCGTCGTAATTCAGGTTGAACAAGATGATGATGTTGTTCATGCGTCCTCCGGCGTCTTTTGTGGTTTGTAGTATGTCGTAACATACCCCGGTCATACAGATAGACGGCATCGGCACTTCCCCTCCTGTACGCCTATCCAGCCTGTGAACGGTGACTGACTGGCACCGCGTTGCTATGATCAGCCATCAGACGAACGTAAGGACGGAGATGGAAGATAAAAAGAAGTCCGGTTGGTCATGGTCGTTCCGGATATTGGTGGTTCTCCTTGCTGTTGCCGCAATCTTCGTGGTTGAGACGGTCCGAGACACGAAGGTGCCGACGACCCCGAGCGAAAAACTGGCATCCGGATATTACGAGCACAACCTGGGTGCGAAGGAGTTTAGCGGCGCCGATGCGCATGTCCTTTGCAACGAGGCCATAAAGCAGGCCTCTCTTGATGCATCTCGGGTGGATATCCCCTACACAGCATCGCGCGAAACGTCCGAGCTGTTCGGATTTCTCTGGGAGCGCGAAGACGGTTTGAAAATGCCCAACGCTGTTGGTGGGGTAGTGAATGCTGTTGTGATATGCCGAGTCGGCAAGACTTCCAAGCAAGTCGATCATCTTGAGATAAACGGCGATGTGATCATCGGCCGATAAGTAGCAACACATTAAGTGACCCGCTTCGGCGGGTTTCTTCGTTTTTAAGCCTCACTTTCGAGTGGGGTTTTTTTATGGACGCATGAAATGACTCAGGAAAGCCGGTTATCGCTGACGATCGATTCGTCCAGAGCAAAGGCTGACGTTGAGAAGCTCCACCAAGCCCTTCGAGACCTCGAGGCGCAAGGTATCAAGGTTGTCGGCCTCTCGCGGGATACAGAGCGAAACCTGGATCGCGTGAGCACTTCTGCAAAGCGCTCGGCAAACTCGATTGAGTCAGTTGCGACCGCGTTGGCTAGCGTCGTCTCGACTGCCAAGCTGTTCGGAGCCGTAGAGAGCGTGACTCGCGCAGCCGGCCGATACGAGCAGCTGGGCGTCGTAGTGCAAACGCTTGGCCGAAACGTGGGCTACACCGCTCAGGAGCTGCAACAGCTGCAAGGCCAGCTTGAGAAGACTGGCATTTCCATGACGCAGTCGCGCCAGGTCATCGCGCAGATGATTCAAGCGAACATGGACCTGTCGAAGGCGACGGAACTCGCGCGTCTAGCGCAGAACGCGGCAACCATTGCGAACATTTCATCGTCCGAGGCATTGCAGCGGATGGTGTACGGGATTCAATCGAGTCAGGTTGAAATCCTGCGCAATATCGGGATCGTCGTAAATTTCGAGACGGCCTACAAGCAGTTGGCTGCCGAGCTGGGCAAGAACACCGCCGCACTGACAGAGCAAGAGAAGCTACAAGCCCGCGTAAACATCGTCATGGCGCAGTCCGCGACCATCATGGGCGCCTACGAGGCGTCAATGGAGACGGCCGAGAAACAACTAGGCAGTATGTCCCGTCACCAGGAGAACCTTGCCGTACTTATGGGGCAGGCGTTTCAACCGGCCTACCGGACTGCTGTTGATGCGATGACGGAAGCGCTGAAATTCGGCGCTCAGAACGCTGGCGCGATGTCGGTGGCTCTGGCGTCTGTCACGGCGGCCGCGGCGACTGCGACGACGGGCATTCTGGCCACCACAGCTGCGACGCGGGGTCTCACGGTTGCTATGACTGCGCTGGCTCGCAACCCTGTTGTCTTGATGCTCACCACGGCTGCGGCTGCGGCGGCCGGACTCTACACATACCTGAATACCAACACTCGAGCCGCAAACGAAGCGCGAAATGCGCTCGGGCTCATGTGGAAGGATGCCCAGCCCATTGTCGACGGCCTGCAAGACAAGCTCACGGGCGTCTTTGACGACGTAAGGGACGAACTCCGGTCCTTCGGTATCGAATTGCCGTCGACGTTCCGAGAGGCAGTGCTGGGCGCCGCATACGCCATCGATTCCCTCGACGCGGTGGTGTACGGGTCGGCGGCAGCCATAGAGGCCGCATTCGATACGGCTACGGACAATATCTACAGCTATTTCGTCAACGCCTGGAACGACATCAAGCGTAGTGCTGCGTCCTTCGTGAACGATCTTGCGGGGATGCTCAACACCGCGCTCGAGGCGATTGGCATGTCCACTATCAGCCCGGTGAAATGGGGCGACGATGCGGGCGTGCGTGCCATCAAGGACATCGGCACGGCGATGGCGCAGGCGTATGACGAGGCTGCCGAAGCGGCCCGGGAGGCTAGCGGCGCCCACGCCTACCTTGAGAAGATATTCGTCGAGGCGTCTATCTGGTCGGCCGTCGAGGAATGGGAGAAAGCGTATACGAGCCTGCCACCCGCAATCAAGAAGACCACTGACGAGCTCGACGATCTGAGCGATAAAGGGAAAAAAGGGAAAGACGCGCTTCAATCTCTCCTCGACCAGCTGCTCCCGCATGAAAAGGCGCTCCGTGACCTGCATGAAGGTCTCGCACTGCTGAGCAAAGCGCAAAAAGATGGAATTGTCACCGGAGCGCGATACACGAAAGCCATCGAAGCGCTGAATCTTGCCTACGCCAAACAGGTAGAAGACCTCCTACCCGAATCCATCAAGAAGGCGAGGGAGGCTGTCAAAGCCGCGCAGGAGCAGACGAAGGCGCTCCAGCAGCAGGTTCGCACCTTCGGACTGGCCGAGTCCGCGGTCCTTGACCTGGCCGCGGCCGACACCGAAGCCGCCATTGCCAAGCTCGAAGCGGAAAAAGCGACGCTCGTACAGAACGAGGCTACGGCCGAGCGTATCCAGCACATTGATGCTGAGATCGCGAAGCTGCGCGAGTTGCAGCAACTGCAAACTGGCATGGCCGGCCTACAGCGTCAGCTTGAGTGGAAGGAGGCGGAAAAGGCCGCCTGGGAAGAGTGGTCTCGCGACGTCGAGCAGATCTTCAACCGCGTGGGCCAATCGCTTACAGATGCGATCTTCGACGGCGGCAAGAGCGGCAAGGATTTGCTGCGCGATCTGTTCAAGGGCTTGACGTTCAATATCCTGATCAACCCTGTCATGAATCAGATGCAAGGCTGGGTCACGCAGCAGCTGGGCGGCCTG